CGGCTCGGAAGATTGTAGAAATGATTTCTGAAATCGTGGCAAAACCCGCCGAAAACATTTTGATGATCTCGTTTACCGTTTGCATTCCTTGAAGTTTGAGAGATTCCCAAAACACCTCGAAGGCGAGCCCAGCTTGGCCGATAGAGATGGCATCCACGGCGGCTTGGAATCCTTTCATGGCGTTCTCTCCGCCGAGGAAGGCGTTGGCTAGGTTTTGGCCGACGGCAGCGGCGTCGATGCGCGAGAGGGCGCTGGTGATGGCGTCGATGGCGGGGAGGGCTTTGTCGAGGATGCCTGCGGCGAAGTCGCGGACTTTCTGCGAGATAATAAGGAAGCGGTCGCCGACGGCGTCGAAGACATTGGCGCGGCGGTCCATGATGTCGGCCATGCTGCCGACGGTGGCTCCGGCCTCGGTCATCTCGCCCGAGAAATTGGTGAGGAGCGGGAGGAGTTCCGCGCCGGATTTGCCGAAGACATCGATGGCGGTGGCGGCGCGTTTGCTGGGGTCTTCGATGCTGGTGAGGCCGGAGGCGACGAGGGCGAGTTGCTGGGTGGGAGTCTTCCCGGCGAGGTCTTCCATTGAGAGGCCCATGCGGCCAAAGGCGGCGACGGCTTCCTTGCTGCCTTCGCCTGCGCCGAAAATGTTGTTTTGGAGTTTGGCCAGGGCGGGCCCGACCTTGTCCGCGCCGGCGCCGGTATTGTCGAAGGCGCGCTGGAGGAGGAGGAGATTGCCGGCCGTCTCGCCGGTGGAGGCGGATAGGTCGGAGAGGGTGCCGCCGAGATCGAGGGCGGCAGAGAAACCATCCACGACTTTTTGCGCAGCGGAAAAGACGCCATTCACCACAGAGCCGAAGACATTCACGGCGGCCTGCCCGACCGCCACGGCTCCGGCCATTTTACTGAAGCTCCCGCCAAAGGATTCGCCGGAATCCGCTCCGGACTTCTCGATTTTTTTCAGCGAGTTCTGGATTTCGCTGAGACCGCGCTCGATGCCATCTGTCTCGGCTCCGATCTTGACTGTGATTGCGTTTCCTTCGGCCATGAGATTTAGGTGGCTTTCAAGCCGGGGTATTTCGCCGCGAGTTCCGAGGTTTTCTGGAAGACTCCGAGGCGGAGGTTTTTCTTAAAAAAGTTCGTGCGGCCGCGCATGGCGGCGCGGAGGGCATCGGCCACGGTGGTGGTGTAGGTGCGGTAGTTCGAGATCTCGATGTGGAAGGCATTGCCCTCCTGCTTCTCGGAGCCTTTGGCGTTCGCTGGGTAGTCGCCGCCTTTTGTCGTAGCTTTGGCGACATAGTTCGGAATGGAGATTTCGATGCCGAGCTTTTCGGCAATCTGCATCCATGATTTTTTTGCAAGCCCTCGGGCGGCTTTGCTCGCCTTGATTGAGTTTTTGATCTGAAGCTGAAGAGCCGCCCACAGAGCATCCGGATAGCGGTTTTCCATGTAATATAATTTATTCCCCAGCCAGCGGAATGGGCGTTCCTTTGCGTTTTGCTCGATGAGTTTGACCTGAGCGGCGGCGGTTTTTTTTGCGGCGGCCTCGAGGATGGACTTCGTCTCGGCGCGGATGATGTCGGCAAAAGAAAATCCGGTGATCCGCGACATCTCCCGCATGGCTCGGGAGAAGTCGCTCGTCACGACATTGATGCTTTGGGATTTTTTTGCCATCAGAGTTTAACCGTTGAGGCCACGCTTCCCCGGCGATCCGCAAGGGCATTTTCGGAATGCTGAAGGCTTTGATGATGCAAGGCCGGGCTTGCCGGTCGGGCCTTTCCGGCCAGAATGGCCTTTCCCTAATTCAACAATCTCGGCTCCAGTGAAGCGGTTTCTAGTGATAACAAGACCAATTTCAGAGATGGAGAATCCCGACCCAAAACGATCCTCCATGGTCAGCTCGGAAGTCCTGGTATCCGGAGCGGTCTTGGTAGGTGCTGAAGGCTTTGTATCGCAGGGGCAGATCATTTGAGTTTGTCGAAAGCGGCGTCTATTGAGGCGAGGGAGTCAAAATCCACCTTGCGCGAGTTGCGCGTCCAGGTGCGACGGCGGCCGTGGGCGGCGTCGTCGGCGTGGATGATTTGCAGCCCTGCGGCGAAAGGGAGGTCTTCGAGGATTTCGCGGTAGCCCCAGCCGGTGGTCTTGGCGATGCGATACACATAACCTGCGAGCCAGCCGGGGCTGTTTAGTTTCCCCCTGCGGACTTTCCGCCTTGGGTCTCGCTGAAGCTGGCGAAGTATTCGTTCGTGCGCTCGAGGCAGAGCTTTTGGAGTTCGGCGATCTCGGAGGCGGATGGGTTTTGTTTTTCCATCCAGTCATCCACGGCGGCGACGAAGCGGGTGAAGTCGTTGACTACGGCGCGCACGGAGGCTTTGGGCGCGCTGTGAATGAAGGCGAAGCCGCCGGAGCGCCACAAAATATCCATCTCGGGGCTGAGGATTTTGTTGCGCTGCATCCATGAGATTTCGAGCGCGGCAGTGGGGCGCATTTCCCAGCGGGAAAGTGCTTGCGGGCCGCTGGTCATGGCTTGCTCGCGGAGGGCTTCGTCGTCGGTGAGGAGGTCGTTGGTATCTGTCATGTGTTTGTCGTGGGTTGGTTGGTTGTGTGGGCCGACGGGGGCATCGGCGTTCCTAGGGTTAGAGAAATTTGGCGAAGCGCTTCTTGTCGGCGTCGGTGGCGTTTTCGGAGATGCTGACGATCTTGCCGTTGCGCTCGAAAACGATCTGGCGGGGGATGGCCTTGATGGCGGTCAGGAGTTGGTCGCGGTTGCGGAGCGCGGCGATCATGTAGGCCACGGGTGACTCGGGGTTTTTCTCGATGAAGTCCTCGCTGGCGAAGGCGCGCATGACTTCATCGGCTTGTTGGCCGGTGGTGGGGTGCGAGGCTTTGAAGTGGAAGACGGTGGACTCGTCGCCGCTCTCGCGCTTGATGCGGGTGGCGGGGGCTTTGTCGGATTCAAACTCGAAGCCAAGGGCGGTGAGTATGCTGGCGAGCTTGAGGTCGCGTGTGTTGAAAATGGCAATGTGTCGTGTGGTCATTTCTCGTGGGGTGCGGCCGGGGAGCCGCTAGGCGACTGCCCCGGCGCGGAGGGTGGGGATTAAGCGGCGGTCATCGCGGTGCCGTAGCTGCGGAGAGTCGCGGACACGGTCTCGAACTGCTCGGCGGCGAAGCTGGTTTCCAAGCTGGTGCAGATGGTCGTGGAGCCGAGGGAGGTGCCTTGGGGCATCGTGATCGAGGCGGTGCCACCAACGGTGAGCGAGAAGCTGCCGGTGCGCATGCCTTCGACGCTGACCTCTTGGATTGGCTCGCCGACGGCCACGGCAACGACGCTGCCCTGGTCGTCTTTTACCTCTTGGACATCGGCACTCTCCGAAATCGAGAATCCTGTCACTATTAAGCCTGAGACGTCAGGGGTTCCATAAGTGGCCGAAGAGACGGCCGATGAGCGATAGATTGAAGCTGCCATGATTTTGTGTTGGTTGGGTTGGGTTGCGGGTTACGGAGAGGTGGCGGGTGTCAAATCGCGGACTCGACGAGGCCGAGGGTGAGAGCGGCGGTGGTGATCCATCGGCCGTCTTGCTGGCTCTCGGACCATGTGCGGAGGTCGGCACCGGCGAGGGTGAGCGGCGCGGCGAAGGAGGCGGCGAGTTGGTCTGCGGCGAGGAGGGAGGTTTTGAGCGAGGCGGCGAGGGCGGCGTGGGTCTCGAGCGCGGCCTCGACGACGCTCGGGGTGGCGAGCACGATGGAGGCGCTGACTTTGTAGAGGCCGCGCACGATGGCCTCGGTGCTCTCGACGCCGACGATGAGGACCGGCTGGTCGTTGGCGATCGGGTCGCTGGATTGGCCGGTGTGGACGGGGATGCCGTCAAAGGCGGGCGTGGCGCGGAGCCAGGCGGCGAGGGAGGTTTCGACTTCGAGGTTCATTGACCACCTCCGGCGGGGCTGACGGTGGCGGTGTATTCGGCGGGGTTGTTGAGCGATTCGCCGACTTGCTGGACGAGGTAGCTGCGGCCGTGGAAGTGGACTTGCTCGCCTCGGCGAGGGGCGCTTTCGAGGTCGCTGGCTTGAAAGCGGACGGTGAACTCGCCGCCCTGGCGGAGGCCGCCAGACTCAAGATCGAACGAGACGGCGACGGGGGAGATGCAGGCGCGGAGGTCTTGCGCGCGGAATTTTACGGGAATCCCTAGGAGCGAATTGCGCGCGGAGGCGGCGAGGGTTTCGAGGCGGGATTTTTGCTCAGGCGACACGCTTCTCGCGCCGTGTCAAAAAGCAGAACGCCCCGCCGGAGTGAGACGGCGAGGCGTTTGCGGGCTGGCGCGGGGAATCGCGCGGGTAGCGGGTTATTTCTTCTTTGGCTTTGGTGACTCTTCTTCCGACTCGGCGATGACGACGGGGGCGCTGGCTTTTTTGGCGTGGCGCTTGAGCGTGTCACCGAGGCTGACGACGAGGGTTTCGTCGGCAGTGAACTCGCCGGCGACTTGCTTGGCTTTGAAGTCGGCGAGCTGGTCGGCGAGCGGAACGCTCGGCAGGTGTGTGACCTGCCAAGCGTTGCCGATGCGGTTGAGTGTGAGGCCGAGGCGCATTCGGATTAGGCCGAGACGATGCGCTTGAGTGCGGCGGCGTGGCCGAGGGCGAAGCCGTAGTTGACCTCGATGACGCTCTTCTCGGTGTCGGTGTCGGGGTCGCCCCAGCTGCGGTATTCGATGGCGAGGCCGGTCTCGGGATCGACTGCCACTTCGTAAGCGGTGAGGTTGTTGCGGACGCCGGGGCTTGGCTGCACGGGCGAGAAGGCAACCAAGATCGCCTCGGGGAGTGCGACCATGCCAACGAGGTTTTGGCTATTGCCGGGGATGAGGTTCGTGCCGATGACATCGAAGCCAGCGATCTGTGGGAGGCGGCCGTTTTGGATGGCGGATGCGCTGCCGACTGCGGCGGCGTTCTTGATGCCGGAATCCTTGAGGAGCGCGCCTTCGTAGGCGTTGTCGAGGATCATGACGCGGCTGGATTTTGGCCACTTGGCAACATCGAGCGCGGTCTTGATGGTGATCATGTCGTCCGAATCAAACGCGGAGGCCGCGCCGGTGTGGATCGCTGCGCCGTAGTTTGCGAGAGTGACGACCGAAAGAACATCACGGAGGATGTCTTCGGCGAGCTTGCGGCCTTTCAAGAAGCCCAACTGTTCAGGATTGAAGTAGGGCTGGCGGGCGAGTTCGCTCGAGGTGAACGAGAGCGCTTGATACTTGCGCTTGTTGACCGTGATCTCGCGGCTGTTGATGGCGTTTGTGTCGCCGAAAGAATAAGTGCCGTTGAAGTCGCTCGTCGCGTCAGTGGCGAGAGGGTAAAACGGAACGCTGATCTTGTCGGTGCCTTGGAGCGGAACGCTGTTGTAGACAGTCGAGAAGGAGTTGAGCGGGAGAAGCGCCTCACGCAGTGCGACGAGCGCGCTGTCGAGAACGACATTCAGTTTGAGTTCGGAGCTGATGGTTGTGGCCATTTGAGTGGGTGGTTTGGTGGGTTAGGTTTTGGGTTTCGTGGATTGGTCAGGTGTCAAATCGCGGCGGTCTTGGCGTGGGCTTCGAGGGCTTTGCGGTTCGCACGGAAAATGCGGGTCTTCTCGGCACCGGTGGCGTTTTTCCACTGGTCATAAATGCTCGAGGTGTTCGCGCTCTGATCGATTTCTGGAACGACTCGGGCGGCGGAGAGACCGAAGGAGCGTTGCAAACGGCCGAGGTCTTCGCGGTCTTGAGCGAGTTCGCTGCGGAGGGTTTCGACTTCGCTGTTGAGGGCTTCAAATTTCGCGCGGTAGGCGCTGGCTTGAGCGAGGGCGGCGTCGCGCTCGGCGATTGCGCCGTTGAATTTGGCGAGGATCGAGTCGGCGGCGGAGACTTTGGCTTGAGGCTCAACGACCTCGGCGGGTTGCTCGGTGGCTGGAGCTTCGGGGGCTTCCTCTGCGGCGGGAGTTTCGACAACTTCGGGCGCGGAGACTTCGGCGTTTTCGCTGATGACAGTGGCCTCGACGGGCGCTTGAGCTTCGGGAGCCTCGGCGATCTCGGGCGTTTCGGTGACGGGTTTTTCAGTCATGCCCTTGGCGAATTTGTCAAACCGAGCGCGGAGACTTTCCGGCGTGGCGGTGGCTGCGGCGGCCACGCCTTCCTCGATGGCGTCGGCGAATCCGAGCGCGACGGCTTCGACGGCATCGAGCCAGGTCTCGGCGTCCATCATCTCGGCGACTTGGTTTTGATCCATGCCGGTCTTGCGCACATAGGCGTTGACGAGGGTGGACTTGAGCTTGTCGAGGAGGTCGGCTTCTTTGCGGAGCTGGTCGCTGTCGCCTGCGCTAACGGTCCACGGATTGTGGATCATCAACAGAGCATTATCGGCGATATAGACCGGCGAACCGGACATTGCGATGACGCTGGCCATCGAGGCGGCGAGCGCGTCGATGTGGACGGTCACGCCGCCTTTGTGCCTGCGGAGAGCGTTGTAAATCGCGGTTCCTTCAACCACGGAACCGCCCGGCGAGTTGATGCGGAGGTGGATGTGCTGGCCGTCGAGCTTGCCGAGGTCGGCGAGGAATTCTTTTGAGCCTGCGCCGAAAGCACCGACCTCATCGTAGAGGTGAATCGTTGCTTCGCCGTTGTCGGATTTTTCCAGTGCATAGAATTTTTGGGTGGGTGTGGGTGTGGTCATGGCTGTTGAGGGTCTTCTGGTGCGGGTTGCGCTGGCGCGTCAGGTGCGGCAAGCGAGTTGGTGAGGGTGATTGGCGAGCGGGTCGGGTTGTCCTGCCACTCGCTGATGACGGCCTCGCCCATTTCGGGAAGCGCCAGCATGGAGCGGATGGATTTTTCGACTTCAGCGGATGGTGTGATCACACCGGCGCGGACGGCTGCGCCAACGGCGTCGAGTTTTTCCTTGGCTTGCATATCGAATTCCGCAGAGCCCTCGGACGGTTCGGTAGAATCCGCGTCGTCGTCGCTGGATTCGGCGGGCTGTTGCGCGGCGAGGCCGCTGCGGAGGGAGTTCGGGAAGACTTGGGCGACATCGAGGCCGAGGGCGTCGCATTTTTGTTTGCGCCGGAGATAGGTCTCGATGACATCCGCCTCCTCTTCCTCGGCTCGGAGGCCTTGCATGTTGTAAAAGCGGGTCGGCGAGAGGTGGCCTTTGTCGAGTTGCTCGCTGAAGGCGCGGGCGTCGCGGCCGCTGTCCACCGTGATCTTTTTCGGTGCGAGCCATTCGTGGCGCCACCAGTCGTCGCCGGGGTATTCGAGGCGACCGGCCTGCATTTCGTGCCAGAGCCAATACTTGTAAAAGGGTCGGCAGAACTGATCGATGACCTGCTGCTGTAGACGCTCGAGGAAGTTCTGCGTGACTTCCAAAACGGCGCGTTGCTCGGTGCCAGCGAGGCCGACATTGACCATCATGGCCTCGGGCGGGAGGCCGACGGCGAAGGCGACATCCGAGCGGAGCGCGCGCATCACGGCCTCGTAGGTCTGGCCGGGAATGTCGTTCTTGAAGGCTTCGAGTTTTTCGCCGGGCTTGAGGCGAGGGAGGAGGACGCCATTCGGGAGGTCGCTGGTTTGCAGGTCGCCGACTTCGTTGGTCGTGGATTTCAAACCAGCGCCGAGGCCGATCTTGGCGACCTCGGTGCTGGTAACCATGTAGCCGATCTGTGCGCCGGCCTTATACGCGCCCTTCACGAATGAATTTATTTCGGAGATGTCGCGGAGGTTGGAGACGGCGGAGTGGAACCACGAGACGCCTCGTGGCTGCGCGTGGCGGCGGATGTGGCGGAAATGGAGGATGTCTTCGGCGGGGATGCGGGTGCCGTTTTCGGCGTTGACGGTGTAGGCGACGGGCGCTCCGAAGCGGTCCATCGTCACGCCATCGTGCGTCATGTCGTCGGGGTTGCCGTAGCTGGCCGAGCCGCCGATGGCCTCGCCGCCGATGAAGCGGACGCGGGCCGCGCCTTCTTTGGTCTTGAGAAATTGCGCGAAGAAGTCGCCGTCGATGGCGACCTGGCGGAGGATGAGGCTTTGGGCGGTGTAGAAATTGACCTGCGCGCCGGCATCGAAGGCCCACGCTTCCGCGCAGTTGCGATCCTCGAAATACTGATCAACCTTTTTGTTCCACGCGAGGTTCGAGGTTTTGGGTTGAACGACGATGCCGGTGCCGATGGCGCGCTGGGCGAGGTGCTCGACGATGTAGGTGGCCTGCGCGGCGTTGTTGTAGAGCCAGCGCGCGAGGCGGAGGATTTCAAGACGGGTGTGCGCGGTGAGTTCGCGCTTCGGATCGGTGGTGGGAATCCAGATGAGGCCGCGATTCAGCGAGGGCTGGGCGGCTTCAAAGGCGGCGGCTTTGGCATCGAGCTTGCGCGGGCGGCCTGCTCCGGGGCGGGTTCCTCCCCAACTTGATTTTTTGATTTTCGACGGCACGCCACGGCGGGCGTGTCAAACGAGCGTGCCGTAGCGGGAGCGGTCGGCGATGGCGAAAAGCTGGCGGCCGTGGGTGCCTTCGGAGAGGAGTTCTTCGACGGCTTGCAGGAGTAGCCACTTCGGGAACGAGATTTGTCCGGCGCTGCTCGCGCCTTCGCTGCCGAGAGATGTGATGACGACTTCCTCGGTGGCGCTGGCGAAGGTCGAGAGCGCGAGGGCTTCGAGTTCGGCGGTGGTCTTGGTGCGGCGCAGGAAGGATTTAACGCCGCTGATTTTGTCGAGGTCGGTCACGCCCGAGGGGGCGTGTCAAAAGATTAACCACGGAGGACACGGAGAGCACGGAGGGATTAGAAACTGCGTGGCAGTTCAAGCGTGGCTTGGTTTTGCTGGGGGATATCTAATCAAGCCCGTTGAGATATACGGCAACGAAGATATACTTTGTTTATACCGGATGAGGTATAAGTCATAATAATTGTCTCACAATTTTGACTCGATATACTTCCCGCGTGACTGGTCGCCTCGGGCGCGGTCGAGCTTGGCCCACGATTCGGGCTGCATGGAAACGGATCGCGTCACGGCTGTCCGGCCTTTGGCGTTCTTGCTCTTCGCTCCTTTGGGGCGGCCCGATCCTTTGCGCGGGCCGCCGTGGGTGGTTGGCTTGCTCATGGAAAATTGATCACTTGTTCTGTAATGATAGAATCTACGCGAATGATTCTCTTTTGATATCCGCTTGTGAAATTCCCTGTAGGTGCGGCGCATATTTCACGAGCTTGAGACAAACTCTTAAAACTGACTCCTGATCTTTTCCATTTGCCGTCGCAGAATCGCTCAAGGAAATACTCTTTAACTTTGCGCGGGCCGCCGTGGGTTGTGGGCTTATTCATGCTTGGCTTGTTCTATAATATGTTTTAACGAGTAATTTCTTATTAGCGCCTTAAATTCACCCTCATCACAAAGAATTGAAACATCATCCAGAGTGTCGATCCAGCAGTTCCATTCAATGCCAGTCTCTTTGTTTAGGACTTCAATTTCTTTCAAAATTTCAACCTGCATTTTCTCGTAATATTTATTTACGATCTTGGCTGCTTTTTCTTCAAAGCGTGAAACCTCTTTATCGTAGTCATCGACATGAGTTATCCAGCGCGTGAACGGAGTAATGTTTTCGTAGTCGGTTTTCATTTTTTCGAGCGGGTGGAGGTTTTGAGGTTGTGGGCGATGAGAAGGCTCTCGGATTTTTCGATGGCGAAGGTCAGTTCCTCAAGCGTGTTTTTCAACTGCTTTCCGAAAATGACAAGGTAAGCCAGGGCGTTGTAGAGTTGTTTTTCTGAGGTTTTCATTTTTGTCGTTAGTTGGTGGCGCGGGGATCGAACCCGCGCCGGGTGGGGTTAGATTGCAAATCCTTTTTCGCGGAGGATTCGAGCGGCTTGATGGATGTTCAAGAATCCCTCGTTCAGGTTGTCGATGAATGCCTCAAGGAGGAATCGTTTTTGGCTTTCTCCGACTTCGGTGGCTTCGTGAAGAGCATTTAGTTTTTTGATCAGTGATTTGCGAGTCAGTGTTTTCATTTTTCGTTTTGGTTTTTTGTTTTCGTCGTTGGCGTGGTGCCTTCGATCTATGGACAAAATACACCCTCTTGATTTCTCGTCAACAACTTTTTTTCAAGAAAATGAAAATAATTTTGGCGGCCCGCAGAGCCGCATGAACACAAGCGCGGCGGGCGGTTCAGGTAAAAGGTTCGGAGAAAAGTTCGGAGAAAAGTTCGGGGAAAAGTTCGGGGATCATATCGGTGAACGCACCGAAATGATCAGGACATGCCGAAAATTTTCATGAGGTCGTCCACGCCTTTTGAGTCGGTGACCGGCGCGTGTTCGTTCTCCTCTTCGCCTTCGTGGTAGGCCAAGTCCCATGTCTGCTCGAAGAGCTTGCGCAGGCCGCGCGTTGACAAAGTAACATTTCCATCGCGCTCGAAAGCGGGATTTTTTGCCACATAGATTTTCCAGAGTTGGGATTTTTTCACGGGTCAGTTTTTCAAGATGTGCCAGGCGACATGGCAGAGTTTTACGGCGTCCATGTAGTGATCTTGCGCGACGGATTTCCACACGAACTCTTGGCCGGTTGCGGTCTTGCGGGGGACGAGGCGCTGGCCGCTCATGCCGCGTAGGAAGTCCTCGCTGGTGTCGCGCGGGATGGTGAGCGGGGGCTTGGCGTTGCGGATGCGATCGATGAAGAGTTCCGTTTTGATGGCGTGGTCGACGAAGGTGTAGAGCACGACGCCGGGGAAGTCGTCGATGACGGTGCGCCCGATGCGGCTGCCGAAGGTTGCGCCGGAGCCTTTGGCGGCATGCCAGAATCCGGCGCTGACTTGGCAGGCGGTGTAAACGCGGAAGGTGGCGAAGCCGGAATCCATGAGGCCGCACTCGGGGCGGACTTCCTGCCCGCTGGGTGTGCGGTAGATGCGGCGGGGCGAGTCGGCGAGGAGGTCTTCGATGGTGAGCGTGGTGCCGTAGTCGAGGACATAGCTCTGGCCGTTGGCGTCGAAGGCGACCGTGGTCCAGTGCTGTTTATCCTGGCCGATGTCGGCGCAGGTGACGATGTGCGCTGGCTCGATCGGGCAGGTGCCGCGCGTGTAGTCGCCTCGGAGGCTGAGAATGTTGGCGTCGCCGATTGATGTTTCAACCTGCTCCCACGGCATGGCCATCGTGCTGTTCGTGAAATCTTGCAGGCCGTTGAGCGTGTCCTTGTCGCGGAGGAATTTCACGGCAAGCGCGCCGAAGGTGCAGGAGCGCCACGGCGCGTAGAGGGAGTTCAGGTGAAAGCTGCGAAACCCGCGCTGTGCGCTGGGGTTTGTGGCTTGCCACTTGCCGTCTTGCAGGGCTTCGATTTTCTGGCCGTCGTTCCACTCGCCTCCGCACCGTTGGCAAATGTAGCGAGCGGACTCTTCGACGCGGGCCATGTTCCACTTGCCGGCCACTTTCGCGTCGGTGTCCCACTTGACCTGTTCCCACAAAAGCTCGATGCGTTCGTGGCAGTGTGGGCAGGCGAGCATGAATTTTTCCTGCGTGCCTTTCTGGTATTCCTGCCATATCGCGCCGTCCGGCGTGGTGGGCGTGCTGGTCTTGACGCGAAGCGCGCCGACGAAGGACTTGGTGCGGTTCTCTGCGAGGAATAAGGCGGAGGTTTCTTGGTCGGTCTCGCGGGCGAATTTGTCCACTTCGTCCATGAGCAGGAGACCGGCGGGGCGGCTGGCGAGGTTTGCCGGGGAGTTGCTGCCGACGAACACAAGCGAGCACCGCGAAAAATGCTGCTCGAGGTTTTTGAATCGGTGCCGGTCAGCTGGCTTCTGAGCGGCGAGCGTGGCGCTGTCGTCGAATAGCGGGAGCCAGCGCGTCTCGGAGAAGGATCGGGCGAGGCCTTCGGTGGGCATGACCCAAACGACGGGCTGGGGCTTGTTGACGATCCGCCAGGCGGTGCCTGCTTGCACCATCGTGGTCTTGCCGGTCTGCGTTCCAAAGACCAACACGAGGTCGGAAACATCGACATCGCCGAAGCACTCGAGCGGCTCGCGGAGGTAGGGCGTCATCCGCGTGCTGAATGCTCCCGGCACCTGCGTTTGCCGTTCGCTCAAAATCACCTCGTCAGCGCACCACTCGGTCACGGTGCGCCGGTCAATCGGCGCGTAGATCGAGCGCAGGTGCTCGCGTAGGGCTTCGGCGGCTGGGGTCATGCGAGGCGCTTGGGTTCTTTGCCGGTGGCATCGGCCCAGCGCTGGATCGCCACGGCGACATAGGCGGGCGAGATTTCGATGGCGCGGCATTTGCGGCCAAGTTGCTCGCAGGCGATGATGGTTGTGCCGCTGCCGCTGAAGGGTTCAGCAATCACCGCGCTTTTTTCCGTCCATCTTCCGATGATGTCGCAAATCAAAGCTGTCGGCTTTTGTGTAGGGTGCGATCTGTCTCTTGCCTCTTTGCTTCCAAACGCACCGACCCAATAGTGTCTCAGCACTCGTCGCTGGTGTTTTTGCGCCGACCAGCAAAGTTCAAAGCCAGCTCCTATTATATCGTCGGCTTCACTGTTTCTTTTGTCCCATACAAGCCATGAACCCTCATTGTCTATGGCGCTCAAGGTTCTTCGGTAATAATCCGCGCCAAACCAAAACTGTTCTTTAACATCAGAAAAAATATCTCGCAGAGAAGTTGCATCAAAATCTTGATCGTCGCCGATAACTGGCGCGTAGGTCTTCCCACCAGTTTTAATCTTTGCTTTAGATGAGCCTTTAATTTTTGAATAATCGGCATCAAGCCTCATTCCATACGGCGGATCGGTGACAAGCGCGTTCGCAGTTTCCCCACCCATAACTCGCTCCACATCTTCTTTCTTCGTGCTATCCCCGCACAGCAATCGATGGTCGCCAAGCTCCCAAAGTTGCCCAGGCTCGACGCCCCACTTTTCACGGAGTTCGTCGGCTTTGTCGATCTGGGGTTCGGCGTCGGCGTCTGAGGTTTCGGCCTCGTCTTCGATTTCCAGCTCGGCAAGGTCTTCGGCTCCGAATCCGATCTCGGCGACATCGACATCCAAGGCCGCAAGGTCCGCGAGTTCGAGCTTGAGCATTTCCTCATCCCACCCGCCGCCGATCTCGGCGAGGCGGTTGTCGGCGAGGATGTAGGCTCGGCGCTGCGTGTCGGTGAGGTGGCCGAGGCGGATGCACGGGACGGTTTCAAGGCCGAGGGACTGAGCGGCGAGGACGCGACCGTGACCGGCAATGATGCCGTTGTCCTTGTCGATCAAGACGGGGTTGTTAAAGCCGAACTCCCTGATGCTCCCGGCGAGCTTGGCGACTTGGCTGGCGTCGTGCTTTTTCGCGTTGCGCGCGTAGGGGATGAGGTCGGAGGTTTTGAGGTGTTCGATGGTCATATGGCTTTTCGGATGATGGTCGTGAGGT